GGCGTCTGTAATCGAGATCGAGACGGTGCCAATTGCCCCTGTTCCGGAAACCCCCGAAACCGTAGGCCGTACCACCTCAACCGCCGTACCAACCGCACCCGTGCCACCTACACCCGTTACCGAGTAAGAAACCGACTCAGTAACCGTACCAACCGCACCCGTTCCCGCTACGCCCGTCACACCCCGTGCGACAAACGGTACTACAGTGCCTACACTGCCACTGCCAGATACGCCCGTGACGGTGTAAGAAACAACCTTTGCAACTGTGCCAACCGCCCCGGTTCCAACCACCCCAACCGGGATGACCGTGTCACCAACAACCAGTCCTACCGTTCCTACCGCCCCCGTTGCCGCTACGCCACTTACGGCGTAGGTGACAACCGGAGTTACTGTTCCTACCTGCCCTGTGCCCTCAACGCCAGTGACGCTAACGACCGTGCCGGAAACGAAGCCGCCCCAGCCGTTATCGCCCCAAGCATCTGCACCCCAGCCATTTGCAGAGATAGGCAGGCCGCTCCACGAGGAGTCGCCCCAGCCATATTCACTCCAAGCCGCTGAAGGTACGGACACATTTTTTCCTTACTTAGGCAATGCGAATAATGGCAGTGGCTGCAGCAGGTGCTGGGAATTGAATCTGGAAGTCACCCGAGCTAACCTGCTGGTCACCACCAAAGCTCAACACCGCACAAGCAGGATCGCCTGCTGCCGTGTCGTTATAAATGATCGCGCCGCAAGTAGTGAACGTCGCAGTAGACCACGTGGTGTTGTCAAAGTCGCACACCGCTGTGGTGCCATCCGCTACAGGCGTCACCGAAACCAGCGTATTGCCACCCGTGGTATAGCCGCTACCGTTAGGAATCTCGTCCGAGTTGCTGGTCAGGTTGGTGTAGCTGGTTGTCGCCGCGCCATACGTTCCCGAACCGGCTGCAGTGGCCTTCATCAGAGCAATCTTGAAGGTATTGCCAGTAGAAGCGGTAAAGTTGTGAACTGCCCGCAGAATCTCTACCTTAAACGAGGTAGGCATAGCAGTGGTTACAGAAATAGGCATATCAGTCCTCCAAAAGTTTTATAAGCTCAGGGTGCCCCGCTTCGCGAAGGCGGTTTGCAAGCGTGGTGTTGTGAGATGCAACGGCTTGCCGCATGTACCTCACCAATACCGCACGTATTTGGGTTTTAAAAGCTTCCGCCTGCTCACGAATAGCCGGATGAGAGCTTTCTCCAACATAAACAATCTTTTCCAACGCCATCTCGGCTACTTCTTCCGGCGTGAATCCACGTCCAGAAACCATAACTGCCTTGATGTCGCCTAGTAATACGCCGCCGTTTATCATGGACCGGGTGACTCCGATTTAACTCTCAAACGTATCATGCCGTCTCTGTACTCATCACGACGACGGCGACCCTGCTGCTCAATACCCAGACCTTGCAGCGCTTGTTTGTAGCTATTCTCAAAATAGCCCAACATGTCCCCCGGACCTTTTGTATAGCTGTAAGCCTGTATCAGGCAAGCATACAGAAGGGCCTCAGGTGCGTTATCGCTCACCCACGTGTTCGGGTTTGTGGAAGACAACTGCGCTGGGCGATAGATGTAGCCAAGCTCCACCGCGAACGCCGCGTTAGGTGTCGGTGCAACATAGAAAGTGTTCTGATCCCAGACCGAGTAGTACTTCGGCGTCCCCGTGTCCGCGCCATCCGGCCAGTATTCCTTCATGAAGGACGTATCACGGAAGTCGAGGAAAAGCTGGTTGTTGCTCGCATCGGTCAACATCAGATAACGATGCGTCAAGATATCGGTAGGCGTAGACAAAAACTTATTGTTTATTGTCATCGTGCCGCTGACTTCCTTCTTGAAGACATCCAAGTCGATGTCACGAAGAATCCGGTTCTCCGCCATCGTGATGAACGTATTAATCACCGCGTTCGTGAAGACATTGCTCCCGACCTCGGTGTAGTTCCTGATGTTGGTAACCAGTTCGTCGTAAGTCATGGCTAAGTGATCGCTATTGTTACCGCCCCTACCGCCCCATAACCCACCGGAGGTGACTGAAGCGGGAAAGGACGCATGTCCGTAATATTTTGTGCAGCATACGCACTGCCTCTACTCTGAAACGCCGAATCCGCAGGCATCCCAACAAATACTGTCGTAGGTTCCACACGATCCGGCCTTGGTTCCTGAATCGCAATCGCATCGCCTTTATAACGAAGCGGATCCAACTGCGGTTCCTTCGGCTCGTAATCGTCAGGACAAACCTTAAACCCGCGCCAGTTCTTCCTTAATACGTTGTACGGATAGCGCTGACCACAGTAGTCGCACAACCCGAACGAAAATTTGCCTGTAGCAAATGCCACACTACGCCCCTACCTCAGGAACGAAATAAGCACTCGCTGTGTCCCTATCCTCTGCAGCCGCACGTGCAAACTCTTCCTCGTACAACTGTTTCATCATGACCGTGCGCTCAGGCGCGTACTTCAACGACAAGTAATACGAAAGCCCTGCCGCTAAACAAGGCAGGAAACGAAAATTCACATCCGTGGTATTTGTGTAGTCCCCCGCATCCTGCATACGACGAATACGGTAATACCGCAACTGATAGGTTTGATCAGGCGTGGGATATAGAAACACCTTTGGTACATTTGTACGCTGAACGTAATACTGCGCAGGTTGCGCCTGCGTAGTCTTGTCCGGCACGTTCAAGTACTCCGCCCGGCTGATGCGCTCAATGATGATGTCCGTTGCAGGCGTCTGCCCAGTCAAACGAATCACCGCTGACAATACGTTGACCGTATCTGTCGGCAAAGAGATTTCAGTATCGCCTTGCGCTAAATTGTACGTAGCCAACTCAATGGTCCACAGATTCAACCCACGATTCGCCCACTCTAAAAACATTAAATTTAAAGAGCGACGAGCGGTAGAGAGCTGTTTGCCGTTGGTCATTTGCATGCCCAAACGCTCAAACGCCTCCTCTACCAGATCATCTATCTGCAGGTCAAATACTGTGGTTCCAGAAGTAGCCATTTAGCACATGCCGCCCTTTTTATAGCCCTTGACCATGCCGCCACCCATCATCTTCTTGCCCATTGCCATTTTCTTGTGCTGATTAACGGCACCGCCGTTCTTCATCATGACAGGACCCGAAGTCTTGCTGGTTTTCGACAGCATCTTGTTGCGAGGACCACTTTCAACACATCCACCGCCTTTGGTAGCGGCACCCATTCCACGTCCAGCCATGATTACTTTCCTTTCTTCATAGCGCGGCCTTTTACGTCCGCAGTTTTACGTTTAACAGCACGACCCATAGTGTCCGAGGACTTCTTTACCATGCCCCCTTTTTTCATGGCGTTGCCCTTCAATACTCCTGCCACTTTTTGAGCGGCCAATTGAGATGCTAAACCACGCTTCGGCGCTGCTTCCTTCGAGTTATTAATACCCTGTTTAACCATAGCAGCCATACGTTCGGCCATTTTTTTGCTAATCACGGTGTCCTCCTATCGACGTTCAATTAAACGATCAATCTTCTCTTCCAGACGATTGAATCGCTGGTCGATATGCTCGGTGATCTTTTCCACTTCTGCTTTTGTCACGTTATCCCGTGCGATTTCCTCACGGGTACGATTAAGCAAAATAGTGATCCGTGCAAGCTCACTGAACTTCTCATGCATTATGTATCCCAAGATACCGATGAGAATCGTTAGGCCAGCACTCCATAGTTCTATTAGCTGCACCACGTACTCCTTAACACTTCCACCGACGCCGCGCTTGGCGGATACGGCTGTTGGGGTCCTTTGCTGCCTCTGGATACATCTTCATCTGCCCAGCAGAACGCGCACAAAACGACTTACGACGCTTTGCGCGCTCACCTGACGGATTACTTTCAGTCACAGCAGTCTGGAGTTTGCTACCCGGATTAGCACGGCGATATGCTGCAACGCCTTGCTTCGTCATGCCTGCTCCGGCCTTAGTGGGTCGGAAATTACCCGACTTCACCGAGGTCGCAATGCCCATTCCTTTGGACTTTTTCGTCGCCATTGTTAGACAGCCGCGCCGCCCACGAACAACAACGTGACACTTTTCACTTCGGCATCCGTAAAATCAATGAAGACACCGTTCGAAAATAAAATGCCATCGTCAGGGAAGATGAGGTCAACCGCGCCCGCAGCAGCAGGTGTATTAATCGTGATCAACGCCGTGCCACCACTCGTGCTCCCGTTTTTCAAAGAAAACGAAGACGCAGTCCCGCTGCAGGTGTAATACACACCCTGAACACGTGTCCTACCGCTGATGGCGTCGTCCGAAGTTGTCTTTGTTACCGCCGAGATATCACTTGCAAAGCTCATGAGACCCCCTATTAGGCGGTTGCTTTGATGACCGTAACCGTAAACGTACCGGAAGCAGGATCAATAGGCGATGCGGTGACGTTAGCGGCGCGAACCTTAACGGTGTTTGCAGCGGAAACGTAACCTGTGAATACCAACCCAGCCGCGATCGATGCAGGAGTTCCAACCAATACAGGATCGCCTACAGCAGCACCCGTAACGGTGATGTCCGACGAGTCCGCAGTGGTGTTGGCAGAAAGGGAAGTAAAGTCGATAGTCGAAGAGGCTTTGAGTACCGAGGTAAGTGTTGCACCGGTGCCCCCGATGAAGCCGTTAGTGGACGCTACTGGCCCGGAAAACGATGATCTTGCCATTATGATATCCTCACATGTGAGATTTGCAGCATATCTGTCTACATGTCGTCAGCCGGGACTGTCAGATATGCCGGATAACCCCGGAATGATGCCAATATACACGACTGGCTATAAAAGAAAAGGGGAGCCGAAGCTCCCCTTTTTCTCTTAGGCCGCGCCGGGCGAGCCGAAGATACCGCGCCAGTCAGAGAAGCCGAAGCTGTAACGCTCACGCGCCTTGTAGCGCATGTTGCCAGTCTCGAAATCACCTTCAAAGGCGGTCTTCATGCTTACACGCTCAAACATCTTCATGCCGTTCGGAGCATCGGTCTTAACAAACCATGCATCCGGATCGGTCAGGTAGTGGTTGACAGTGTAGCCCTGCGGAATCATGCCCATGTTCTTCAGGGCGTTGATGTCGTTGTCAGCAGTGCCAACACGCAGGGTGGACTTCATGATGCGATCCGCAGTGAACTGAAGCTCTTTCGGGATGATCAGCTTCAGGCCTTGGATTGCGATCTTCAGGTTGCGCTCGTCAACCAACGACTGGATGTCGATGATGGCCTGTTCC